TGTAATATGTTAGTATATCCAGGAACAGGAAATCCTAATTTCTATTTAGCATCAGACAAAGGATTCTTATCAGGAGATAAGGGAGTATTTGGTAAGGTGATAGATACACTTGACTGGTTAGCCACAACTACACCATTCCCAAGAACAAGACTAGTTAATTCTATTAGATCGATGGAGATACAGCTAGGATATATGGATGCACAGGGAAATCGTAAGGGTGCACTAAGTTCAGTGTATGGGATATCATTAAAGGATAATCCAGATAAGGCAAGGGGTATTAGAGGGCCTATGATCTTCTATGAAGAAGATGGATTGTTCCCACACTTAGAAAAGGCATGGAACGTAAATAGGCCAGGTATGGAAGCAGGGACAATTGCAACAGGAATGATGTTTGCAGGAGGAACAGGTGGTACAGAAGGTGCTAGTTTTGAAGGATCAAAGAAATTGTTCTATAGTCCAGATGCATATAATATATATGGTATTCCAAACTTCTATGATAAGAATGCCCAAGGACTATCCAAATGTGGCTTCTTCTGGGGGGCATACCTAAACCGTGAGAACTTCACAAGAGAGAATGGAGAACCTGATATCACAGGGTCATTAATAGAGATCCTAAATGAGAGAGTTAAGATTATAGCGGCGTCAAGTGATCCTGCTGCAATTACGCAGAAGAAAGCGGAACACCCGTTAACTCCTGAGGAAGCTATTATGAGGACTGGAGGTAATATGTTCCCAGTAGCTGATATATCAGAATACCTTATTGAGATAAATGCAAATAAAGAGCGTTTCTTATCATCACATTATGTAGGTAAATTAGCTTATAAAGGAGATGGAGGAGTTAAGTGGATGCCAGATGCAGAGAAGTATCCTATAAGAAGTTTAAATACAGACTTCCGTAATAGAAGTGGTGCTGTAGAGATATTTGAGATGCCTAAATTCTTAGTAGATAATAAAGTACAGGCAGGGAGATATATAGGTGGAATTGACCCTATTGATCAAGATGAAGGAGAATCACTATTTGGCATTACTATAATGGACCTGTTTACAGATAGACTTGTAGCACAGTATATAGGAAGACATGCGAGAGCAGAAGAATGTTATGAAGAGGCTCTTAAATTACAGATCTTTTATAATGCGAAGTCTAATTATGAGAATAACTTAAAAGGATTATTTAGTTATTACAAGCATAAGAATGCACTGCATTATTTAGCAGATACTCCAGAGATACTTAAAGATATGGACTTTATGAAGCCAGCTATTAATACAGGTAAAGGTACAAGAGCTACTGCACCTATTAATGCATGGGGAAGACAGCTACAAGTATCATGGATGCTTACTCCTATTAAACAAAGAGAGAAGGATGAGGAAGATACGGCGGATATCCTTAATTTACATAAGATTAGATCACTTAGATATTTAGAAGAATGTCTAGTATGGAATCCAGATGGAAATTATGATACCGTGTCAGCAATGGGAATGCTATTTATTTATAGAGAAGAGAAGCTTAGGCAGATTAATTCTATGAAAGAAGTAGAGACAATAACCCGTAATACATGGGCTGATTCAGCGTTCTTTGGAGAAGAGAATAATGACAAGAGATTGAGTGTTGCAGAGAGGCTTTTTGAGGCTGCAAGAGCTAAAAGAGCTTAAAGCTATATATCCCTATAATACACACTATTGTATTGTAGGGATTTTAACTTATATTAATAGTTAAACTATATATAGATGAATGAAACTGTACGCAGAGGGGCTCCACGACAGAGATTGCCATATAAAAGCAAGAACAAGAAGTGGAGAAAAGATAATATTGACCAGGCGGAGCGTTTCTCCTTATATCATAATCAAGGAGTAAGGCAATCGCTTAATAACCGTATTCAGAATACACTACTATATAATGGTGTAGTTTCACCAAAGGAGATGGAAGCATCTCTAAATCCAAATGGTGTATCTGCAGAGTTTATACCTCAAGCAGTACCACACCATCCTATTATGACTCCCAAGCTGGATGTTCTTATAGGAGAAGAGATTAATAGGAAGTTTGACTATTACTTTACAGTAATATCTCCAGACGCTATATCTCAGAAAGAAGAAAGCAAATCAAAAGAAATTAAAGAAGCATTGCTTGGCATGCTAGAAACTTCTGTATCAGAAGAAGAAGCACAAGAGAAGATGCAATCGCTTCAGAAATACTTAAAGTATGATTACCAAGATATGCGAGAGCGTATGGTAAACTTACTAATGCGTCACTACTATGAAGTAGAAGAGTTTGATGCTAAATTTAACGAGGGGTTCAAAGACGTTTTAATTAATGGCGAAGAGATTTATTCATGTGATATTGTGGGTGGAGAGCCTAAATTAGAGCGTTTAAATGGTTTAAAGGTAAGGTCATTAAGATCGGGAGGTTCTTCTAAGATAGAAGACTCTGACATGATTATTATAGAAGACCACTGGAATCCAGGACGAATAATAGATACTTTTTATGAAGACCTTAAGCCAAAGGATATTGACTACATTACAGGATATACATCATCTACTAAAACAGATGGTTCTTATACTGACGATCATAATAATGTGCTCTTGTTCGACAATGGCACTGGTGACATATCAAGCATATTTGATGCATACCAATCAATTGCGGAAGTAAATGGACATATGTTCTCTTCTAACTACACAAATGAAGAAGGAGATATTAGAGTGATTAAACTACTATGGAAATCACAAAAACTTATCAAAGCAATAAAATACTACGATGAATTAGGAGAAGAGCAAAGACGATTCGAAAGTGAAGAGTATATTCCTGATGAAGAAATTGGAGAAGAAGTAATTAGATATTGGGTTAATGAATGGTGGGAAGCTACCAAGATTGGTGCAGATTTGTATTTACAAATGAGACCAAGACAGATTCAATATGCTACATTAAGTAATCCTTCTCAATGCTACCCTGGAATTGTAGGAGAAATATACAATACTAATCAAGGTAGGGCAGTAAGTCTTGTTGACAAGATGAAGAACTACCAGTATTTATATGATGCAATTTGGGCAAGATTAAATAAAGCAATCGCAAAGAATTTAGGTAAAATACTTCTATTAGATATAGCAGTAGTACCTAAAGGATGGGAACCAGAGAAGTGGCTTAAGCAAGCTACTAATATGGGACTAGGGTTGGTAGATGGCTTTAAAGAAGGTAATCTAGGTGCAGCACAAGGTAAGATAGCAGGTAATCTAAATGGAGCTACTAATACAAGAGCAATCGATTTAGAGACTGGTAATTATATACAACAACACGTTAATTTATTAGAATTCATCAAAGCAGAGATGGGTGAGATAGCAGGTATTTCTAGACAAAGAGAAGGCCAGGTATCTAATCGAGAGTCTGTAGGAGGAGTTGAACGAGCAGTTACTCAATCATCTCATATTACAGAGTGGTGGTTTAATAAGCATGATAATGTTAAGAAACGAGTTATAGCTACATTCCTAGAGACAGCTAAATTTGCTTTAAAGAATAATACAAAGAAACTAAATTATATAGCAGACGATTTAAGTAAGCGTATATTAGAAATAGATGGAGAATTAATTAATGAATCAGAATATGGATTATTAGTTACTTCATCAGCGCATGTTAAGAAGATTAATGAGATTACAGAGCAAATGGCTCAAGCCTTTATGCAAAATGGAGGAAGATTCTCAACTATATTAGATATATTCAATAGTCCTTCTTTATCAGATATGCGTAATAAGATAGAGCAATCAGAAGATGAAGCTGCTCAAGCAGAACAATCTGCACAAGAACAACAAGCAGAACTTGCAGCTAAAGCAGAAGCTTTCGAAAGAGAGAAGATAGACAGAGAAGACTCTAATAAGAATAAGGATAGATTACTTAAGAAGTATGAAATCGATTCTAAGATACTTCTAGAGCAAGATAAACTAGATTTAGATTCCGCAGGAGAAGATACTTCAATTGATGATAGGAAGTTGAATTTAGACGAGAAGAAAGCAAGTGATGAACTACTGGTAAGGATGAAAGAGCTGGATCAGAACCTAGTAGTCAAAAAGATGGAGGATGGCACTAAGCGCTATGTAGCCAATAAGAAACCAGCCGCAACAACTAAAAAATAAGATATGGAATTGGGAGAGAACGTATCACTAGATTTTGATTTAAACTTTGAAGATATCGAGTTTATTCATGATGAAGGTGAAGATACAACGAATGACGAAACAACAAAAGAGACTGGCGAACAAGCAAAGGGAGAAACAGGTGAAGGTAAACCTGCGGGCACTGATGCTAGTGGATCTGAGAAGACTGCTACGGAAGCCAAGGAAACAACAAAAAATAATGAAGGCGCTACTGAGGAACCAACAAATAAGGTTTCAGAGAGAGTAGGTGGTGATGCTACAGGTGGGAAAGGTGATAAAGAGACCTCTCCCCAACTTTATCATACGCTTGCTACTGTTCTAAAAGAACAAGGAGTGTTCTCATCTGTAGATGAGTCTTCGCTTAAGGATGTTAATGATGTTAAGACATTAGTTGATGTAATTAAGAAACAAATAGAGGCAGAGGAATTCAATGATCTTTCTGATACACAGAAAACTGTTTTAGCAGATATGAGAGCTGGAGTAGAACCTACTACGGCTAGTAAGTATAAGAATGCTATGGATAAACTGGAAGCTATATCTGAAGATGTACTTGCAGAAAATAAACAGGCTAGATTTGATTTAATGTACCAGGATTTCTTATCTAAAGGATTTAGTGAAGAGAAAGCTGGTAAATATGCTAATAGAAGCTTTGAATTGAAAGAAGATTTGCAAGACGCGCGAGAAGCAAAAGACAGCCTTAAGAGGAATGTTACTGCACAATACGACCGTTTAAAGCAAAGTGACTTAGATAAAGAGGAAAGTAAGCGTAATGCATTAGAAAAGAGTAAGGGAGATCTTAAAGACAGAATATTAAAGACTCCTGAAGTAATGGATGGAGTTGAAGTAAATGATGGATTAAGACATGAGATATACGATTTAATGAATAATATGGTCTCAACTAATCCAGACACAGGAATACCAGAGAATTCTCTTACTAAACACCAAAGAGAAGACCCTGTTGATTACAATCATAAACTATATTACCTATATAAGGTGACTAATGGGTTCAAAGACTTAGGTTACTTTGGAAGAAGAACCCAAACAGATTCTACTAAGAAATTAGAACAGGCCTTAAGACAGTCTACTCATGTGAGTGGAGGAGGAAGTTCTACATTCTCAGATGATGTAAATGCAAGTATGCTAGACATCGGAGATTTAGTATTGCCTGAATAATAATTAAGAGATTACAGTACTTGTCTCTATAAATAAGTAAGTGCATTTAATTTAAAATTTTATAAAGATGAGTATTGCAAAGTATGTAATGACCAAGGGTAAACACTGGTCAGGTTTGACAACACGAAATCACTTGGGAGCAATCTACCAAAGCAAACCTCAAGTGGCTTCAAAAATTACTGGTATACTATTACAAAGTGCAGGACTTAAGAACTTAGATACAGTTCTTAGCTCTTACCCTGTAAAGTATATTGACGATGAAGGTGATTTCACATGGAAACTTGTGGGAGCACACGAAAGACACATCCCTCTTATTAGAGCGGAAGTAAATGGAACTGCTGTAGCTTCAGGAGATTCAGGAGTAGGGGCAGGAAGAGGAGAAATTACTCTTATTTTCCCAGAAAAGCATTTTACAGATGTACACGTAATTGCTGGTAATAAACCAGATTTATACCAATATCGTATCTTAGGTGAGCCTGAGGAAATTGGTGTTAATGAGTATGCTTATACCGTAGAGATATGGGGTGGGTCAAATACCGTTTATGGAGTACCAGGTGCAGAACTTTTAGCAGGGGAGAAATTCTCTATTGAAGGAGCGCCAGTAGAAAGAACAATGTCTATCAAGGGTGCGGACATTAACTTTAGTTCACCTTTCGTGCTAAAGAATACAGTTTCTCAAATGAGATTCGAGCACACTATGCCAGGTAACATGATCAATTACAAAGCAAACAACAATGATGTTTTCTTTGCAAATATTGAATCAGTTGATACAAATGGAAGTAAGCATACATCTACTGTATGGCAACAAGAAGTATATTGGAGATTTGAGCAACAAATTTCAAGATTAAAAGCCTACACAACTATGTTTGGTAAATCAAACAGAGCTGATGATGGTGAATTCTTGAATACTGGTAAATCTGGTTTCAAAATTGAAGCAGGTTCAGGTATCCGTGAGCAAATGGATGTATCTAATGTAACGTTATATAATTCATTTAGTTTAACTGTATTAGAAGATATGCTACATAATCTTTCTGAAGGTAAGAT